GGATTAGTCCTAGAGTAGTCTTTAAAATCTTCTGGTCTTCCCCTATCAAAATCAGGTTCTTCTGAAGGTCCACCATCTTCAGCTTCTTTACAGGTGTTGTTCCTAATTTCAGTTAATCTTGTTCTTGCCACTCTTCCGTGGTCTACCCCGTCGGGTCCAGGCACTCCCACCCTACTGTCATAGCCAATATAAATAGTTTGCACATTTTGTTTTAATACTGCGGGGCTCATATTGTCAGCATCTAGGGGGTAATATCGTAAAGACCAATTTACAGCGTTTGGTTTGATATCCAATTCTTTAATTACAGCAGCCCATCGATTGGGGGTAGAGCACCTATCTAATGCAATTAGTTCTTCCTGGTACGCCTCTTGTTTTACAATTTTTGGTATAGATGTGGTTTTGGATATAGCGTTAGTAAAACTTATGCCAGTAACATATGTACTACTGTGGGGAAGAACTTCTCTATCTTCGTTTGAATTGTTTTCATTTCCATTTTTCTTTAGTTTTACATAAATATCTGGTTGAAGAAACACATTTGATTTTTTCGCTCTTACGGTAAATACAAAAAGTCTTTTTGTTGTTTCTGCGTCTGTAGTTACACCACTGCTGCTTACGCTGTAGCCTGGGTCAGTGTAGTAAGGGAAATCACCAACAGTTTTTCTTTTAAATAATTTTTCGTGCTTTCTCCACTCAACTTCGCTAATTTCAAAGTTTGCTGCTTGGGCATTCCTATAAGAGTCTAAAACATATACCTCTAGATCATCGTCTCTGGTTAAAGGAGTTGCAGGACTTGTGGGATTAAGTTGAAGAGCATTTTGTTTCCAAACTCTCACTACATAGTAAATAGTATTGCCTTTGTACACGCTTTTATTATCTGTGTTGACTGGGACTGCAACGGCAGTTTGACCCCCAGCCTCATAGCAATCTACGGTCCAAAAGTATGCTGGATACCCAGCTTGATATACAGAGTTTGCATCCTGTACGGAAGAAAGGTTCTTATATGTCCAAGCCATTAGTTAACTCCCAGTCCATTCACCTTAAACTCATCATTGATAGCCTTCTTTAAGCTAGAAGCAACTCTGGTAATCTCTGCACTACCTAACTTATCTACCTTAAGCTGTAAGTCTACCTTTACGTTTATTGTTTGATTACTAGTCACTGATCCAGATATAGATCCAGATCTTCTGTATCCCGCTGCACCTGTAGTTTCCATAGCCATGCCAGCAGTTGCAGGGTTGTCTCCACCTATACCTGCTTGTTCTCTAGCCATAACTGCATCATCTAAGAACTTGGTATAGTCACCTGTATTGTGGGATACCCACCTAATCCAGTTTCTTCCTTTGTTCGTCATGTGATATGCAACTTTGGCATTAGTTGTGGGATTTAAAAGATCACCAAGCCCTTTTAATTTAAACTTGGTACCGTGATAGTTCCACTCTTTCTTTATTCTATCGTCATAGTTTTTGCCATCCATATTGATCTGGAATAGGCCATAATCCTTACTACGCTTATTGATAGTTCCAGAATTACCACCAGATTCTGCCAATGCAACAGCAAACGCAGTATCTAAAGCTTTTCCTCTAAAACCAATATTGTGTAAGAACTGAATTAGTCCTTTTCTACTTCCCCCAACCATGGACCCACTGTCACCAGACACTTTATCTATGGTGTTGTTTAAGAAATGTTTCCCACCAGATTTTCCAAATCTTATGCCTTGTTCAATATCATCTGCTGGAAACTCTCTTTGGAAATCAGCAAAGTTTACTGGGGCTCCAGACATCATAGAGCTGCTTAAAGACTCACTTAATGGCACGCTGCTTAGGTTAGACAGCGTTCCTTCAAAACGCAGCCCCTCTCCAGAGTTACGAATAGTTTTGCTTTTAATGTCTTCTTTTTCTTTACCTATTCCTAGAAATCCCTTTACAGCACCAAAGATGTTGCTTACAGCGCTCTTAACACTACTTACTAATTTACCAAAGAAACTCTTAGGGTTTACTCGCCCTTGTGCTCCAACTCCGCCAGGATCTCTAAGCTCAAAGTGAAGGTGAGGACCTGTAGAAGTACCTGCTCCAGGGGCACCCCTCTTACCACCAGACTTTGCGATTACATCGCCTTTGTTTACTTGCTGCCCAACCTTTACTAAAATTTGGCTTAAGTGTCCGTAAAGAGTGCTCTTTTTTCCGTGATTTAGAATTATGTAGTATCCGTATTGCCTATGTGTTCCGGCATGTGTAACCGTACCGTTAGCTGCTGCAACAATTGGAGTACCTACTTGTACACCGTAGTCAATACCCCTGTGGTATGCAGAAATTTGTGGGTTCTTTGAGTTATCTCGAGGACCGTAATGAGAAGTAACTCTAGTACCTGCCGGGACAGGCATACCAAATATTTGACCTTTAGTGTCTTGATTGCCCGGACCCTTACCTGTTGTAAATCCTTTTTGTGGAGCAGACATAGATCCGGCAGGCATATTCTGCATACTTGTGCTGTTGTCTCCACCAACACCACACTTATGTGGCCCAACATTTCCGTGAGTGCAGTCGCCACCTTGTCCGTAAGGATTTGCTATTGATCCCACTCCACCAGCCACAGTTCCTGCAACTGCTCCAGGTATACCGCCAGCAGCTAAACCAGTTAACGCACCCTGGCCTAAATCAAACATAAAGTTACCGCCAGCACGAAGCCAGCCAGGACCCACCTGCATCCTCTTTTGTAAAAACTCCATGCCTTGATATACGCCAAGTGCAAGTCCAGCTCTTCCTAATCCTTTTACAAAAGGACTTTTAAATCCGCCCTTAAATAAACCTTTTGCTTTTGCTAAGTATCCTGCTGCACCGGTAGCTCCTGCTGCTGCAGCTGCACCACCAGCAGTAACGCCTCCCGTAGCTGCTGCAGCACCGGCAGTTCCCGCTGCATAAAGTCCACGCATCTTAGAAAGCATGTACATATTCATTCCTACACTTGCTGCAGTACCGGCTACACCAGTTAGAGTAGCTCCGGTATTTCCTGCTGCAGGTAATGTTTGGAGTACGCCACGTAGTGTTCCCAATGCATTTGCAACGCCTGCAGCCTCTTCTGCTAGCTTGCTAAAACCATCGTTAACCGCAGCTGTTGTTCTCATAGCTACGTTGTATCCGCCTACTAAACCTTTTTCTGTAGCCTGTAGCTTACGAGCTTCGCTAGTGTTGTAGCGGAAGTTAGTTCGCATAGGGCTTTCTTGACCAACACCCAAAAGATCTAGTGCTCGGTTTGACCCTTTAAGGTCTTCTTTTTTTAGAGGGCTGTCTTTCTTTGCACGAGCAATGATTCCCATTTGGATAATTCCAGCAAGGTTTTGATCTCCACCAGCAATAGCTTGAATAGTTGCATAGCCTTTAGATCCTGGATTAAGAACTAAAGCGGCTTGTTCTGGAGTTACTTTTCGCCCACCGTATAAAAATCTATACGTGTCGTTAATAATTGCATTAGGTGGTCGTAAGTTTCCTTTAGTATCACGAGCTTGAACACCTATGCGAAGGAACCGCATAGCATTTATGCCGGCTAATCCTTGCGCCATCTGTTCGTTGGTGCCGCCAGTTAATGCACTTAAGCCACCAACTTGTGGCATAACATTTCTAAAGGTGCCGCTATTAGCTGTATAGCCACCACTGTACATAAGGGACATGGCCGCCATGGTTGGACCCATAGCGCTAGTTGCTCCGCCACCTACCGCATTGTTAGATCTTAATATTACTTGACGAGAATTAAGACCACTAATACCTGCTACAGCATCTGCACCTAAACGTTGTGTAACAGCAGCGCTTGTGTTTGGCATCATGCCCATACCAATAGCGCCTACAGCTGCAGTTCCTAGCCCTACCCTACCTGCAATAGTTGCTGCCCGTGAAGCTCCAAACGTGGGCATAGCACCCAAAGAGCTAGACATTCCCGAGGATGATTTACCGCCATTGGCGGCTTCCATATTTTTCTTTATCTTCTCGGTAACTTTTTCAACTTCTTTAAAGACCTTAAGCATTTGCTTTTGGCCTTTGTCCATCTTTGTAAATAGTTTATCGACACCAGAAGTCATCCCGCCAACGATATTATCGTCGCCAGCAGGCATCAAGTTTTCATAACTTGCCAATGCTTCCACCCCTAGGTCTACTAATTGCTCTGTCCAACCAGATCATACGTTCTCGCAAGCTAAGCCCTTTTAACTCTGTCAAAGACCACCCAGGATAAAACTGTGCTAGGTAATCTAATGAAATAATTAAATTTTCGTAGCTAAGCTCTTTACTGAAACAAGTCCGCTAAAGTTAGCGGAAGCGATACCTCCTGACCGCAAGTTGGACATTCTTTCTTGATTTGTTGAAGTTGTGGGCCGGGGTTGCGTTCTGATATAGCGTTTAGGATTGCTCTACGATCTGAGACGCTCATCTTAAGGACAGTACTTGAATCTAAGATGGGATTGCCGTTGATCTCTAGAACACAGCTCTTTAATACTATGGAGTCCAATTCTGGAGCTGTTTTATTTGTTGCTGTTACTAGTTGCTTTTGTACTACACCGTTTGGAAGCTTTACTTTAACGTCCCCAATTTTACATTTTACTGTAAATACTGGATCGTTTTCTAACTTCTTCATCGGCACATCTTTATCTAAATCAATTGTAATGCTTTTTGTATCTTCACACTTAGAACAGATTTGGCCTTCTATAGCTACTTCTGATCCAAAAGTAAGTTTTCTAATCTCTAACAACAGAAGTTCTCTGTCTCCAGCCAACATAGTATCTAAAAGATCCCTGTCTACTGGCGAATCATTTAGCTTAACAACAGCACGTTCTAGTATTGTCATTAAACCTTTTGATATATCTGAGATTCTTGCGATAGCTTCCTCGTCCGCTCCTGTAAGTTCTCTTACCTCAGCTGTTGAAATAAATTCACCAAACGGAACTTGTAACCCCGCTAACAAAGTTACTTGTGGATCAGAAGGCGGTTTGATTGGAGATTCCTCTCGAACCGCCTCCTGAGGCACAGACTTAAGTGCTTTTTCGGTTAGTTGATTTACCAAAGCGGGATTATCTACCGCGCTTATGGTTGTCGTATCAGTAGTCATTTAGTTTTCCTTATCTAATTTAGAGACTTAGTTTTGCTGCTGATCCTGCTGTAGTCAATCCAGTAGCAAATGAAACATCAAAACCTTCATGGACTAGAGTCATTTCTTCTACCATGAGGGTATTGCCACCCGCATCAAGATTGCTGTATCCAATGTTGGTAATCCAAGCATTGTACACCTTAAATCTCATAGAGGTGTGAAGGTCAGTGTCATACTGACTTCCATTTGATGTGTCATCGCTTCCGGTTAGTGCTTTTGGATTTGGATGACTTAGTACTTGAATATCTATGTCGCAGCGGAACTCAGCTCCTACCCCACTCTGAGCAGTTCCCGTGGAGATAGCGAATAGTCGCTTCATCCATAGGGCATGCTCCTTCTGTCCAAAGGTGATGCCTTTAGAAAGAGTAATTGGAGTAAATGAGCTTTGACCTGGTAACTGATGGAAGTTGGTATTGAATCCACCTTCGCGGTAAGCGATGCTTTCAGTAGAGACAGTTAATCCGGAAACAGAAACAAAACCCATCTTTCCGAACTTATCTCCCCAACCAGTGTCTACCGTACCTACTGGATCAAAAGATACCAAGAATCGAAAATTGCGAAATTGATCTGTAGCAATTTGACTCAGTGTATTTTGTGGATTTGACATGAGTTATCTCCTATGCATTTCCGGTTAGTTGGCTTAGCTTAATAACGATAAACTCAGCTGGATATTGCAACGCAACTCCAATTTCGATATTAACTATTCCATTTTGGATATCAGTAAAGGAGGTTGTTGAAGAGTCTACACGCACAAAGAATGCCTGTGCCGCAGTAGCTCCTCGTAAACCACCTGATTGCCAGAAGTTAAGAAGGAAACCACTCAGCGTAGTATTGAGACGTCTCCAAAGATTTGGATCGTTATTCTCAAACAAAGCAAACTGGCTTCTGTTCTCTAGTTCTTTCTTGATATAAATCAAAGAACGCTTTACGTTGATGTAGCGTTCATTTGAAGTATTGCGAAGTGTACGTCCACCCATTGACACAATTCCTGCACCAGGAACCTGGCGGATTGCGTTGATAGGTTTAGTGCTATTGTTTAACGCATCGAGTTCTGCGTTAGTTAGCAAACGCTCTGTAGCAACTACGTTTGCTAAAGAATTGGTTAGGCCTGCTGGAGTCTTAAAGACACCACGAGAAGCATCAGTAGCAAGGTACTGACCAACCATAGCTGCACCAGGAGCCTGTAGGCGGGTTGCGCCACCAGCAGCACGGAGGCTATCTGGAATTAAGGTCCATGGCCAGTAAGCGGCTGCAACTCCACCATCTGAATCTGGTGCTGCAGCAATTAGATCAGTCACATAAGTAGCGGCCTGTGCTCTTGTTTGAGCCTGTGGAATATCAACTACTGCAAAAGCGTCTCCGCGTAGTTCGCAGTAATTAACAAGATCTCCCTGTACGTTAAGGGAGAGGGTACGATCATCGTTACTTCCTGTTGGCAAGTAAATGTACGCTGCGTTAGGAATGTTAAAGACGAGTGGGTTTTGAATGGCATCAAAAGTTGCCAATCCATCTGAGTAATTAACTCTTGTTGGGGCAGATCCATTTGCACCTCCACTGAGGGCTTTTAAGCCATCAGCTTCTGGCATATTATCTGGAGCAACAGATGCTGAGTTTAGATCATTAACCCGTACATATACAGAGCCAGAATTAACTACTGACTCTACAAATCTTGGATCATTATCTACCAAACTTAGATCGGTAAACTGTTCTACAACAACGCCGCTTACAGATACAACAAGATTAAATCTATCATCTACTCCTGCGTCTGTTACTTCAACGGCAATGTTATTACCCCATGCACCTGCGTTTTCAGCTTCTACAGCGAGTGTGTTAAGACCCCCTGAAGCCCGGTCTGTTAAGATTACGCTAGCCTTTGCTGCACCGGTGCCAGTAATACGCTTTACGTAGAGCTGACGACCACCATTAGCAAAGAAGTTATATGCTGCCCAAGTTACTGGGTAAGTGTCATTTAAAGCACCAAAAATTTTGGTGAATGATGTCCAGGAGTTAAGCAATACTGG